CGGGGACCCGCTTGCGTGACGCCCATGGCCCGAGCTTTCGCCACTTGGGATTCGATTACTACCGTGATCGCCAGTACGTCTATCAACGCCAGAAACGCCTTGATGTCGACGTGGAAAGTTTCGTAGTGGCCCAGCTCTATCGCAATGACCAGGATTACGCGCCCGTGCTGGCAGGCGACAAGAACGGCCCGCTGGGTTCTGGCGGAATAATCGATGCAGCCATGCAACAAGCCTGGGCACCCTATTTCGAGGCCCATCCGCAATTGAAGGATTATTGGTGGCATCGCTTGCAGGCACAGCCCGACGCGCCACAAATATCTCCAGAAACGGCGCCTTTACTAGCCATCGGGCTCGGCTTCGAAGTGGGCCGCCACGTGCATTTTCATGGACGCGTGATCAACGGGCTGGACGCGATGAGTTTCAAACTGCTGGACACCCACCTGTGCGGCGATGCCCATGGCCTCTATCTGATCCCGTTCCATAACGCCGAAACACAAGTGCCCGAACGGTTCTCTACGGAGCCAGCCGAGCATTTCCGCTCACTGGGATCGCCCTACCTCACGGACGGAAAAACCGTGTTCTGCCACCGGGTTTTCTATCATGCGCCCGAACCGATTCGTAAGGCTCACGCGGCAACTTTCGAGTCCTGTGGACATGGCTGGGCCAAGGACCGGGACGCGGTGTATTACTACGGCGAGGCGAAAAAACGGCTCCATCCCGCTGAGACCCGTGTGCTCGGTACCTATGCCATCAGCCCTACCCTGATCTTCTCGGAGGGCAAGTGGTTGGATGTCGCGTTCGACCCCGATGAAGTCCGTGTGCCTCATCCGGATTTCTTGCAACTGGGAACACGCAAATTGTTCTGCCACCGACGGCCGCTGAGCGCCAAACGTTTTGATCTTGCCACCCTCGAATTCCTGACTGAACGCTATGCCCGGGACAGGCATCGGTTCTATCACTACGATGGCTATACGACGCTGACGGAAGTTGATGAAGCGGATTATTGGGCATCCCTTGGACACCCGGTGGCGGGCGCTTAGAGATTGCACTCGTACTGATATTCGAAAGGGAAAAATACGGTATCGACCACCAAGGAAAACGGTGCGTCGATAAGCAGGAAAGGGATCAGCTTCCCTTTGGACGTGCCCACCAACCACCAGTCGAAGCGCAGGCCGATGTAGGGGCATCGGTGTTTGTCGTAATCCATCCGCATCGCGGTGGCCATGCAGCCGCTTAAGTTGGTGATCAAGATCAGTAGAATTGCTTTCCGAAGCACGTAATGTCCTTGTTACTTCTTTGCGAGGAGCTGCGTAGACGCTAGGCCGATGCGATCACGCCTGCAACGAGTAATGCGATCCCCAAGTACCATGCCAAAAGAAAAGGCTTGGCTTGAGAATCTTTCTTTGCGTAGACATACACGTAAAAAGGGACGATCAAGCAAAGCAGAGCATGAGGTAACGAATTTTTCAGCGCGACGCAAAATATGACTATTTGCATCGCAACCATCAGAGCCAATCCGGATAGAAGCAGGTACATCACCATTTAACTGCACGCCGTTATGAATATTTTGGCAATCATAACAGTGGCATTGTGACATCGAAACCATCAACGATCTGATGAGCAAGCAAGGAAGGATTTTGTATGCGTATCTGCAGGACGAGCTCACTCCTGTGCCGACGCAGCGGTCGAGTCAAATCACGGGGCTGCTGCCACATGAGTGGCTGAATGATCCGGATGATCCGAAACCTCGATCACTAACGATCACAGCGTAGCCTATCGAAATGGGTCTTCGCGGAGGCTTGCAAGTTTTGCGCAGGCACAAAAAAGCCGATCTACCTGATCGGCTTAACCGTCTGATTTTACTCAGAAAATATGGTCGGGACGGAGTGATTCGAACACTCGACCCCTAGCACCCCATGCTTGAAAACGGGTCAAAAGCCCAGCATTTATTGGTTCTTCTCACGGCGCTCGCTGCAAACGGTGCCCTACTGAGCCAAACCGGAATTAGCGAATCCCCGAAAAAGTCCCCTCGCCTTTTTGCCCCCTCCTCCGGCGTCCTGCCGACCGAACGCAATCTCCCAACTGCTACCCTGTCCTCATAACTGGAGGACATCAATTGCCCAACTCTGACTTGCTCCCTTCCCTGCTTTATAAAATCAACGAAAACCAGCTGGCGCTTGAGGCGGCCATCATGGAGCTGTCCAACTGGGTCGAAGCGCACGGCTCGGCCGAGGTTGCCGACAACGTACGCGGCGCCCTGGACACCATCGATAAGAACGAGGAGTTCATCAAGCTGACGCTTGCGGTGCTGATGGCACCGGAATGAGATAACGCTGCTCGTCGGCTCATGCTCGCCGGGGTCACATCGCCTCGATTACTGTACATCCAAACAGTATTTAGCAAGCGAACCCCATCATGAATTTTGAACAGGCCAAGGCGCTGAGGATCCAGCGTTGGCGCGATACGCTCGATGACCACGACTTCCGAATGCAGAGCCCGGAGGCGCACCGCTCCAGCCTCCTTGAATCAAGTTCCAGGCTGGTAGAGGAAGGACTAATAGATCGGATTGAACAGTTCGAAATGGACGAGCTGGCAAACGCTGCGTACTGGCTCGCTGTCGAGGAGTTGCACGCAAAGCCCGTTATCTTCAGGACTTCATATGGATATGACGTGGTTCCGAAGGACGGCGGCCCGAGGTTAGGAACAATTTTCCATTCAATCTTAAGGCTCGACGCCAGCCGAGACGACCGGCTTCGTCCATACGACGGTCAGGTGTACCGAGACGAGCAAGGGCTTGCGCTGCGATACAGCTACGCCAGCACCAGGGGTCGGGTCGAAGGGCTCACCCTCACGCTGGATGACGGCCAGAAATTCGACCTGATCGAAACTGAGCGGATGGTTTCGGGCGTGGTATATCAGCCGATAGAAGACCCGGACGTGTACCGCTGGATGCTGGACGTCCTGCAGGTGGCTATGGAGAACAAGCAGCTCGCGATAATGAAAAAGGTAAGGCCCTTCTTCGAACTGGCGAGGTTCGCCGAATGCCCGTCATGTAACGACCGGTTCGGCCGGCGTGAGGACTGCGCAACCTGCAGCGGCTTTGGCTTCGTCGAGAAACCCCGTCACCCGGGAAAACTTCCAGCGCAATGCCAAGGTCAACCGAGCACGGCCAGCGAACCAGGGGAAAAGCATGTGCGGCGGAGTTGAGGCAGCAGACAAAAATCGGGCATATGAACGAGTGAAGGTCTATTTCCCGAACCCCAAGGCAGCGTTTCCCGTGGTGCTGGAAGACGGGACGGATCTTGGATGGGTGCGATGGGGCCGGCGCCGTGAAGGCACAGGCCCATCAGGGGGATGGGCGAAGCTGGAGACAGTCGAGCGTGGCGGATGGGAGAAGTACCACCCCCAACGGGCGCTTGGCCTGGTGCAGCGATACATGGAGAAGGACGGCGAGCGCGTATCCCACTGGTTCGATATGAATGAGGGCTACGGGCTCGAGTGCCTGGTGCTGGGCGAGGAAGAGAATCGGCGCGTGTATGTCGTCACCACGTCGCCACCGGATGAGTTCGCCTGGATCCATGACCGGTGGCCGATGGTTGGGCAGCTTCCTGACGCTATGGATGATCCAATGCCGCAACGCGATCAACCCCCGGTCGCCGGCGTCGGTGATGGCGATAATTCGTTGAGCATGCGCTGGGTCAAGTTGGGCTCTTGCTCCTCCATAAACCACGCCGCCGGCGCCGGCGGCGGGAGGCACCGCGTTGCAACTGGCTGGATCCTCGGCAAGGAGGACTGACAGCCGGACATCAGCAGTGGCAAGGCGATCGCGCAGGCGATCCTGGTTCGTTTGAGCATCGCTCAGTTCCTTGTGGTGGGTTTGGTCATTGGCGGTCAGCCGTTGCTCCAGGGCCAGGCGCTTGGCCTGCTCTGCTTGAACTTGGTCTGCGGCGGCGCTGCCGATCTTGGCGAGGTCGGATAGATGCGAATTGGTCTGCTCGGCCAGTCGGCCGCTACACCGCCAGTCCTGCACCTTCCACGTCGCGCTGATCGCCAGGATCAACGCCACTGCCACACCGGCGATCAGCAGCTTCAGACTGGCGGGATTCATGGCACGTCCTTGAAGAAGATGTGGTTGCCCAGGCGGAAAGTCTGTGTCGCGTCTTTGATCCACGCCGGAGGCTTCGGCATCGTGGTCGCGTAGTAGTGGGTCGCGCCATTGGTGAGGTCAGGCTCGGCGCCGGAGATCACCAGATCCGCCGCCCGCTGCGCCAGGGCGAACTGCTTCGGCGGGATTGGTTTGGCTCCACTCAAATACGGATAGTTCGGGTCGTTCTTGTTCCAGCAACTGAACTGGTACGGTTTCAGGCAAACCCCGGTATAGCCCTCGCCCCACCATGAGCGATCCTTGCCATCATTCACGCGGTTGCGGATTACGCAGCCCACGGCAACCTGGCCGGGCAGCCCCTCCCCGCGGGCTTCGGCCCACAGCGTGCGCGCGAGGATGTCGCGGTCCTTTTCGGATGCGTTCATGTTTTTCTCCAGACGAAAAAAAGCCCGCAATATGCGGGCTGGGAAAATGGATACATTCGAGCGAAGAACCGCTCTATAGCTTTGCGAATACTGCTGGCAAGAAGAAAGCGAACGGATTGCCGGCCCCGACTGTCAAGGCGTAAAGATTACCTCCAGAAAAATCCCACCAGCAGTATAACTCCCTGCTAAAAGGGTCATTATTAAGCATCGGCATGCTGAAACTATTTATAAGCATGTGTTCGCCGGCTGGAAAGTTGAAAGCGACACGGTAATAGTTTCTTGGCGTTCCCTGGGCGGTAGAGTCGGTTTTAACATAGGTCCAGTTCTGAAATGCCCGGGTGAACCTAGCGTACGGTGTTCCGCTATCAAACAAAAGCTTCGAAGCGCCATCCCACAAGCGCATCCCAAACTTAGCCAGCGCAGTAGCAGCAAAACCACAGGCGAAATAGGACCCGTTTGGTCGAAGGGTATTCTCGTTGTAAGCCCTCACATAAAATCCAGTCCAAGCACCTGGCGCCCCGAGGACGCGCATCTGGCACAGACCGGCGATACCGCTAGTGGCCGAGGGTCTGATGAAAACAAGTGGGGGCTCCAGGCTTGTTATTGCCCGAGGGAACGACGTGACCGACCCCAGCCCGGATTCCTGGGTTGGAGAATAAGTTCCCTTCGCCAGAACAACGAGTCGAGTAAATTCGGAGTCAACCGTTACAACATCGCTGTCGTTTCTGAACTCTAAACCGTATGCCATTAGGAGAACCTTATTACAATGAGTCGCATGGTTGAACTTGTAGTACTACTGTACTGGGCTCTTCCTCTCATGAAGCTATAGACCCTGACTGCCCCAGCAATTACTTCTGTTTCAAGCTGCATATCCACAGCGGCGTTGTAGGAGCCAACCGGAACTACAAAAGCCGCACCATTTGTCGTAGTCAGTCCCGGCACCGAGATTGTCTGGAAGTTTGCGGAGTTCGACCCTTTCACCACAGAGCTATGCACTACGCGCATAGTGAATGATGTTTCGTCGAGACTAACGTTTCCGTCTTCATCCCAGATTTTTAGTCCGTAACTCATGCGGACAGGTCTCCTAACTGAACCCGTTTAACGCCATTTTCGTCATACACCTTGATCGCGCGATTGGTCATTGTCAGGCGGCCGCCGCCTGGCGCCGGGCCGTTGAACTCCAGGTTTCCGACCTTATCCAGTCGCCAGCCCTGCGTGCCGGCCACGTAGTTGTCGGACTGCAACGCTTGCCCGATCTTCAGCATGCTGATGCTGCCGTCACGGATGAACGCGGTGTCTATGTACGCCGCGCCCCCCTGAATAACGAATGGGTAAAAGACGTTGGTGGTGTTTGGATCGACAACGGCAAAACGACTCGCCGCGATCAGAACCTGGCTGGTGATGATCCCTTCGTCATTCTCAACACCAATGCCGATACCGGCGAGATACGGCTTCCCGTCAACGGTGAGCTGCGTCTTGATGCTGTACATCGCCGCCAGCTCGGTCTTGAGTGCTTCGACCTCAATCTGAGCACCGCCGCCAGAGTCAATTTTTTCCAGTAGGTGCTGACTCAACTGGGTTTCCGTGATCTGGTCGTTCAAGTAATCGAGGATAGGCCCAGCGTCGGCCGAGGATTGGCCGAACACCGGACCGAAGAAGGAGCCAAGATTTCCGATCCGATCAACCAGGCGCGCCCAGAAGAAAAACGTTTTCCCAGAGGCAAGGCCCATGATGGTCAGGTCGGTCTGCGGATAAGCGTAATCGCCAAACTTGATCGCGCTGGCGATCTGATTGGTTTCGCTGTACCAGATTTCCGTTCGCTGCAAATCGGCGGTGTTGAGATCTTGGGGGATTCCCCATTTGAGCTTGATCCCGAACACAATCGAGTCGGCCCTGAACGAGGAGACCACCGGCGGCGGGGTTGTCTTCCCGTTCAGCACCGTTTCCTCGGATGTCGCAAAGACCGATCCAATGTCGAGCGAATTGATTGCCCTGACCTTGGCGACGTACCTCCCAGCATAGATCCCACTGACGTCGACGGATGTGGTCCCGGTGCGCCCCGCGAAGATCCAGTCGCCATCGTTTTTGCGCCAATACACCTCGTACGCAATCGCCGAATCTGGCTTATCCCAGCTGATCGTCATGACGCTGACCGCGCTGCCTTGATCGACGAAATGGTCATTGGTGACGGTGATGTTCGTTGGCGGATTTTGAACGCTTGGTGGGATCACCGTGATCGGCGGCCGCTCAATACGGCTGCCGTTATCGATGGCTCCGTATTTGCTCGAGTTGTGGCGAACGGCGCTGATCGTGAACTTGATATCCGTATCGGAGAAATCCTCCACCACTGACATCACACGGAACTGCTGAACCGCCAGCGTTGGCGAGTCAATTGCCCACATGGAATGACGCGGAGGCAAATCATCCAGTGGCTCGGCCAGCACCACCTGCTGCACATCAGAAGGGAAACCAGTGGTATCGAAAGTGATATTCCCGTTGTCCCAAGTGATGCCGGTGCTGTCCCAGGTCAGCGGGTAGCCAACAGACAGGATGGAGCGCGAGACGGCCTTGCCGTTGGGCATGATCAGGGTGATGGTGTCACCCGGGAAGGCAGTTACATCAGCATCGAGAACCAGCGTGTCGAGGGTGGATGAGCGGAGACGACCACCAATACGGCGGCCAGCCCGGTCATTGTCAGCGATGCGGATGATTTGCCCGGGGCGAGCCAGGGTCCCATCCAGGCCAACAGAGAAGCCAACGCTTTCTGTCTCCAGGCGGTTGGTGAGCAAGGCCCACTTCCCTACCCTTTGAGCCTGGGCCTGGGACGTGCAGCCGGTCGCGGTGATCTCGGTTTGCTGGACGCCGTACCGTGTAATCCCAGCCTGATCATCCACATATTCGACCTTCTGGCGGTAGAAGTCGGACGGGTCGTTCCAGCTCACCAGCGCGACGGTGTAGCGCGTTTTCTTTGCAGAGCCGGTGTAACCAAACTTGCCGTCTATGACGTTGGCATTCGAATACGTGTACACCGGATCCTCTGGAATATCGGCCACGGCCATGACCGAGCCAGCCGCCCAATAAGCCATGCCCCTAAACGTGGTTGCCAAGTCCTGGAGCACGCGCAGCGCGTCGGCGCGGACGGATAAATAGAGGTTGCAGGTAAATCGCGGCTCGGTCCCGCCCTTACCGTCCGGAACCGGCTGATCGCAGTACTGGCCGATCCGATAGAGCTCCCACTTGTCCACTTGCGCGGCATTCAGCAGATGCCCCAGGCCGTAGCGGTAATGCAGCAGTAGGTCATAGAAAATCCAGGCCGGGTTATCGGTCCAGGCGCTCTTGAAGCTCCCGTCCCAGATGCCCGTGTAGATTCGGGTGTCTGGGTCATAGTTGCTCGGAACCTTGATGATGCGGCCATACAAATCGAACGCCCGGGTGGGGATCGACTGAAACTGCGACGCATCGAATTGAACGCCGATAATGGCGGAGCCTGGATAACGCAGCTTGGCATCAATGACTTCGGTGATCGCGTCTACGTTTGTCGTGTCGGCGATGGTTCCGCTCGTTGAGTTTGGGGTGATCCGAACGACACGAACCTGCCACCCACTGGAAGCCGCGGGCAAATCTACCCGATGGGATCGCTCGTATTTGGAGGAAGTCTTCCCGCTGAATGCCGCTGCCAGCACCTGCACATAAGGGCCGCCATCAGTAGACAGCTCGATTTTGTAGCGCACCGTGTAGCCGTTGGTGTCGCCATTGCTGGTATTGGTTTGCGCCAGGCGTGGGACTGACAGGCGAATGCGCACAGCCGAAAGCTGCAGGTTGGTGATAGCCCTCACCCAAGGCTGATCCGAACGCAGCTCGACGCCAGTCCCGATCTCGCTCTCGACCGCAGGAAATCCCGGGA